TTAAAAGTTTCCTGAGCGGTAAAATTAGCCCTGAAACAATGGTAATTTACGATAAGATTTTCCTGTTCGGTAAACATTTTGATAAGAAACTCCAGGATCCAGTGTGGGAAACCGTCAGCAAAAAGATTAAAAAGTACAGCCCATTCCTAAATATTGATGTACTTAAATATCGTAAAATTTTAAAAGAAGTTGTTTTGGGAGATCAATGAGTTTCTTTAATTCCGAAGTCGTCCGTGCAGAGATGACTAAAATATCTGAAATGCAAGAGGAAGTATATAAAAATGTATTTGAATTTCCTCGCATGAGTAAAGAACAAAAACTTCATCATGTTAATCTTCTAGATAAACTTCTGGAAAAACAAAAGGTGTTGTATACTCGTTTGAGTTTATCTGATGATCCTGAAGCTCAGGAAATGAAAAATCGTATTGCCGAGTCAGCATCATTAATGGGTCTTCCTGCAAATGTTGATATGAATGTGATCTTTAATAACATGACCAAGATGCTGGAAGCAATGCGCGAAAGGATTGGTGAAACAGGTTCAGATCTTTAGTTATGATTTCATAAATCTTGCATAACGAAGAGAACGAAGATAATCAATTTCGTTATTTTTAATTGTGTGTAATTTTCCTGCTACTTCTAACCAAGTATAGTTTCTGACAGTTCCCCAATGAAAATTCAATCCTTTGAATCCCCATCTTTGAACCTCAATACAAGCAATTAGAGGGAACTGATCAAAGTCAATTCCTTGTGTTTTGGGGATGTATATAAAGGTATAATACTTTCCAACATCTGGTATAAATTCAGTATCACGAAATACATCCATTATTTCCATCATAATAGATTCTGAATCAGTCAATCCAGATACTCTTCTTTTGAGCTCTGATACTCTGGGCGATGAGGTTTTAATATCTTTTCCAAAACCTTCTGCCATTACTTGATGCCTAACTCTGACTCTGTTATTATTTTGAAACCTATCATACGATCATCACACCACTCTTGAATTGATTTCCATTTTGCTTGATTTACCATATAAGTTTTCATTTCATTGAGATAGGTTTGTTTTCTTTTGTTTCCTTTAACAGGAGGTACAGTTTGTCTTTTTGGTTTGATCTCTATAATATATTTTCTTACTTTGTTGTCATTTTCTAATACTTCAATAATGAAATCTGGAAAATATCTACAAACTTTATTTTTTACTGGATTGAAGTAAGGAACAAAAAATTCTTCTGAACCATATCTTAGTACACTTGGTGTTCTATCACACCATCTCATAAACTTTAATTCCCAAGAACTTCTATATACTATGTTTCGCGGATTTCCAATATATTTTTCTGGATTTTGTGGATGAAAAAATCCTTGATGATACTTTGAATCACGCGGCATTTTTTCCTCAACTTTAGTATGTAAGTAAAAATATTTATTTGACTTGACACGAGGCAGTAAAAGAGGTAGAATAAAAGAGTTCGGGCTTAGCATCCCTTCTCCCAGAGAGATAAAGTTGCCCACAGGCCAAATACGGAGAAATCTAATGTCTTTCGAATCACTTAAAAAACAATCTAAACTTGGTTCTCTCACTGAAAAATTGGTGAAAGAAGTTGAGAAAATGAATAGCAATGGTTCCAGTTCTGCAGATGATCGATACTGGAAACCTACAATGGGTAAAGATGGAGTTGGTTCTGCAGTAATTCGTTTTCTGCCAGCTCCAGAAAATGAAGATCTTCCTTGGGTAAAAATGTTCTCTCATGGATTCCAAGGTCCTGGTGGATGGTATATTGAAAACTCTCTGACTACTCTTGGTCAGAAAGATCCAGTGTCTGAGTACAACAGAGAACTTTGGAACAGTGGTCATGATGCAGATAAAGAAACTGTTCGTAAGCAGAAGCGTAAACTGTCTTACTACAGCAACATCTATGTTGTAAAGGATCCTGCTAATCCTGCAAACGAAGGTAAAGTCTTCCTCTTCAAGTATGGTAAGAAGATCTTTGATAAGATCATGGAAGCAATGCAACCTGAGTTTGAAGATGAAACTCCTATCAATCCCTTTGACTTCTGGCAGGGTGCTAATTTCAAACTCAAACTGGTAAAGAAAGATGGGTATTGGAACTACGATAAGTCAGAATTTGACCGCGTTGCACCACTCCTGGATGATGATGATGCTCTTGAATCCGTCTGGAAGAAGCAGTACTCACTGACAGCAATTACTGCTCCTGATCAGTTTAAGTCTTATGAAGATCTTGAGAAGCGTCTCAAGTATGTTCTTGGCCAGAAGAGTGCTCGTGCTGCAGTTCAGGAACAAGAGGATCAGTATGAGTCCTATGCTCAAACTCCTTCTCAAGAAGAAAGTGTGATTGCTGAACTTGAACAATCCTTTGCTCGCTCTAAGTCACCTTCTCTTCCTGTGGTAAACAAGGAAACTGATGATGAAGATGAAGATGATGCTCTTTCCTATTTTCAGAAACTTGTAGACGACTGATTACTCAAATAATCTAATATTGTCTCCTTTCTTCAAGGTGGAACTTACATATTGAGTTCCACCTTTTTTATATTCCATTAGATCTTCAAGATCATTGAAGACTACATTTAGATATCTTGGTTTGAGTACATATATGTTTCTTTTTCCATCTTCAATTTGTGATTCATATTCATAGTTTGTCACGGGAACTAAGAAAGAAGTTGATGGTATTTGTACTAAAGATCCTAGTCCAGAATCATAGTACTCATAATAGTATGAGTTACCAGTATACAGGCCATTTTCAATGGTAAAGAGTGCTTCTTCTTGTTGACTTGTACTCATTGTTGGACTTGCAACAGATGGTGCTGAGGATAATTCATAAGTAAATGATCTTGCGGAACCATCATCAAATGGAATATAAACTGAAGTTACTTTGTATCTTCCATTATATACTGTCTCTGATATATTATTGATCGTTACTTCAGATCCAACTTGTAATCCTTGAATACCATTGTTCATGGTAACAGTTACTGTTGTTGAAGGAGTTTGACCGTTTCCAGAAAATATCTGACTGATTTTTGAATTGATAACCTCAGTGAAATTACCATTCGTTTTCCACTGATTTGGCATTCTGAGTCCTTCTGGAATTAAAGTAATTCCATTTGAATCTGTAATTTTAGTTGTTTGATAATGATGAATTCCAGAGTATAAGTTCTCATAGGAACCATATCTTTCTAACATGATCTTATCAAATGATGTCTGCGATAATGGCCATTCTGATTGAACATTGAGAATATTGTTTGATAGAAGAACTACCCAGTCAAGGGTGGAATCCTCATAGATTTTATATGCCACATTATCAGGTCTTTCATCTCCTACGATCTTATACTTTGTAAAGAATGATAGGTTTCCAAAGATATCTTCTCTGAGTTTTCCTCTCTTGAAAAGATTTTTTACATCAGTGTAATCTGATATTTTTGCATCCAGATTACGATTTACATATGAAAAATTTGGTACTTGTCTGAAATATGGCTTAGTCATTTTTAGTACTCTATGTTTCCGTTTAATTCTGCTGCATAATCATTACTATAAATTGGTTCAAGTTCTTGGAATTGTAACGATAAGGTATAGGATACCATAGTTCCATCAGGATATGTCATATAAGTTCCAAGTGGAGTGTAATCAACAGAACAATTTGTAAGAGCACATTCTTTAATTTTATTTAATCCAGGATGTGGATTGCCCGCCCCGAACTGATATTCTATAAAAAATGTTTTTGGTGCTTTTAAGAATATGTTTGGATCTTCTCTAACTGGAGCCATATTCTTTTTGAAATAATTAATAATATCTTTTACTTCCTTTGCTTCATCCTCACTTCTTGGCGATAATTTAAAAGTAAAATTAAAAGGTCTTAATTGGGGACCAGTAAATAATAATTCTAAGTTTGGATTTAATACTTGTCCGAATCTACCGAGAATGTTTTGAATTCCTAATGCTTCACCTGCTAAAGCAACTTTAATTTCCTTTGCATATCCTGCAACTTCAGTTATAACAGATCCCACATCTTTTTGCACTTGTTCTACTACTTGTTTGCCTGGCATTTCCATATATGATATAGAACGATTTGCCAATCTTCTTTCTATTTCGTTTAGACCTGCACCTTGCCAATCTACACTATTATTATCAGTTATTGAAGATTGTATTGCTAAAAACACTGAGGTTCCATCTCTTACAGTTGTTCTATTTTTTCTTGTCAAACCTTGCTGATCATTTGTTCCTAAACCAAATCTTTCAAATGTTCCTGTGGGTAAATATTCAACAGCAGTAAACTTTATTCTGTCTTGAGTGCCTGATATATTAGATGGATAAGTTAATCTTTGAGATTTTGGTTTCTGATTTTCTTGTGGTGTAGAACCTCCTGTTGATTCTGTTTGATTTGGATCAACTGATGTTGTATTTGGTGATTGAGTTCCTGTTGCTTGTTTATAAAAGTTTGGATCACTATTCATTTCAGCAACAAGATTAACATTAGAAATTCCATTTAAAATATTTTGATCTCCTGCTGGTCCATTAGGAACAGTTTTTAGATTTTTAGATCCTTTATCATACTGAGCAATATATACAGCATTTCCGTAAATAAAATATTGACCATACTCTCTTCCAATTCTATCTATCTGAGTTTGGTCGGCTTCATATGTAACTATTGTTGTCCCATCAGTTGCTTCAAAAGTTGCTAATCTTCTTCCTTTGTATGGAAATCTTCTTACTTCTGCCATCAGAAACCCTCCTCAATTCTAAGAGGACTAATCATCTCAATTTTTTGTAGAGTATGAGACATTTATAAGGAGTTTTTATTTATTTAGTGTCTTTTTTGCATAAAAGAAAGATATTAAATAATCAATTTTTTGCTCTACCATATCAAACAAATTACATAAATTTTTTTAGTGTTAAATTTATAACTTCTTTTTTCTATTATACATAATATATCGGTAGAAATATTTATAGATGTCAGTTATAACTGATCCTATAGGACCTAGATCAGGTGCTCCAACACAACCATTAGTTGTTGAACCATATCCAGGAACTCCTCAAACTCCTACTGGAAATCAATCCGGTGATCAGCAAGTTCAAAATGGAAATGGGCAACCTGTTAAGGGAAATTCTTCTAGTGCTCCAAAACCTACACCAGTTAAAATGTCTGGTGTTAAGGAAAAATTACTTCGTCCTGCATTAACATCTAATTTCCAGTGCTGGTTTAATCCTCCAAATATATCGAGTATAAAACCATATTATGATTCTGAGTTAATTTCATTATTATGTTCAGAAGCATCTTTGCCAGGATCTTCATTAGCTACAAATGAAGTTAATGATGATTATACTGGCATTACTGAACGATTTGCATATAGAAAACAGTATGATGATCGGGCAGATTTTACTTTTTATGTAGATCATGGAAGACAAAATGGAAATTATAATCTAATTTTATTTTTTGAAGAATGGATTAGGCATGTAGTTAATGAAACTTCAACTGCAGAAGATCCTAATTATAATTATAGAGTGAACTTTCCTGATGGAAATGAGGGATATAGATCTCCTGCAATTTACATAAACAAATTTGAAAGAGATTTTGCTGGACAATATCTGGAATATAAATTTTTGAAGGCATACCCTATTAGTATAACCTCTATGCCAGTTTCTTATGATTCTTCGGAACTTTTAAAATGTAGTGTTTCTTTTACATATACTAGATATGTTTTGAGAAGACAGGAAAATTTACTAACAAATTCTGAAATTCAAAGATTTACTAACAATGCATTTGATGCTTCAACAAGAGCTATTGGTGATGTTGCAGCTCAAATTGGATCTGATATTGCCCAAGAATTTATTAATAAATCTAGTGGAGCAGTAACCAATACTCCTCCCAGACAATCCAGATCATTATCTCAACAACAAATAAGAAATAGAAGAGTAGGTCGGTAAATCTTCTCTAAATAATCACACTGAAACTTCTATAGGACATTATGCCTTTACCTAAGATTTCTACACCAACTTATGAACTTGAGTTGCCTTCAACTGGACAAACAATTAAATATAGACCTTTTCTTGTAAGAGAAGAGAAACTGTTAGTTCTTGCATTGGAATCTGAAGATACAAAACAGATTACCACAACAATCAAAACAGTTATTAAAAACTGTATTGAAACAAAGGGAGTTAAAGTAGAATCACTTCCTACATTTGATATTGAATACCTCTTCCTCAACATTCGTGGTAAGTCAGTTGGAGAAGAGATTGAAGTCAATATCATTTGTCCTGATGATGAAGAGACAACGGTACTTGTAAAGATTGATGTTGATTCTGTTCAAGTTCAAAAGAATCCAGAGCACATTAATAAGATCAAACTTGATGATTCAATTATGATGGAGATGAAGTATCCATCACTTGATCAGTTTATTAAGAGTAACTTTGATTTTACTGCAGATAATACAATGGATCAATCCTTTGAGTTGATTGCATCTTGTATTGATAAAATTTATACTGAAGAGGAAGTTTGGGCATCTGGTGATGTAACCAAGAAAGAATTGACAGAGTTCTTGGATCAGATGAACTCTTCTCAGTTTAAAGAAATTGAGAAGTTCTTTGAAACTATGCCTAAATTATCTCATACTGTTAAAGTTAAGAATCCAAATACTGAAGTTGAGAGTGAAGTGACATTGGAGGGCCTCTCAAGTTTTTTCGCATAGGGATGTCCCATATGGATCTTGAGAATTACTTCAAACTTAATTTTGCGTTAATGCAGTATCATAAATATTCATTAACGGAGATTGAGAATATGATACCTTGGGAGAGAGACATTTATGTTGGTCTTCTCAAGAATCACTTAGAGGAAGAAGAACTCAAACAAAAGACGGGATAAAATGAACTCAGTATCAGAAAAAATCGATGAAAGAATTCTGAGGCTACTGGGTCTTGATGATGTCTTTGACCTTGATTATGATACTTACATGACCCTCCTTAAGGAGGCCATTGTAGTTAGTAAAGATAAGATACCACAAGAAGAACTTGCTTTACTGGCAAATGAAAGAAAAAGAATAAGAGGGAAAAAAGGTAGATTTAGACCAAAGATAGAAAAGATAACTTCTGATAAGGTTGCAACAACTAAGTTTTTAAGACCAACCAAAAAAACTTTAGCACTTCCTGCGTCTATATCATCAACTAATGTACAGCAAAACTTTGGTGGTATTGGAAAACCACTGGAAACAATTGCAAAAACTCTTGGTGCAATATTAAAGTTCAATAAAAAAACTAATGAGGAAGAAAGAAAAGAAAAAGAATCTCAGAAAAGAACTAAAAGAGAAGAAGGTCTAGAAGGATTTAAGAAGGGAATTTCTGCAGTTTCTGGTGCTGCAAAGAAAATGCTTGCACCATTCCAAAGTATTATAGATCGTATTTGGAGATTTATATTTTTTACTTTGTTGGGTAGGGCATTCACTCAGTTGATGGATTGGTTAGGTGATCCTGCAAATAAGAAAAAAATAGAAGTTCTTGGTAGATTCTTAAAGGATTGGTGGCCTTCTTTAGCATTTGCTGCTGGATTATTCTTAACTCCTTTTGGTGGATTTATTAGAAAAACTATAGGATTATTGAGGGGATTTATTCCCATTATAGCAAGACATCCTTTACTTGCTTTGACTATTGGTGGTTCTGTTGCTGCTGGTGTTGCTGGTGTTTCTTTAGAGAAAAATTTAAAAAATGTAGATGAAAAACTTCTACAGAGAAGAATACAAGAATCAAAAGATAAAGGAAAACCTTTATCAAAACAAGAGATTGAAAAAATAAGATTGGAGCAACTGCAAAAAAGAGTTCAAGATATTTCTGGGTCTAATCTTCCTGGTAGTGCTCTTCTTGCTTCTGGTGGGGTTGTTCCAAGATTTACCATGGGTGGTATGAATCTTGGAACGGGATATAATGGTATTGATAGCAATACTGGCGAAAGAGTAAGTGGATTTGGTCCTGACACTCAAGCAATTATTGCACAACCTGGTGAAATTGTCATAAACAAAAAGACAGTTGATGCTATGGGTCCTGATTATTTCTTGGGACTTAATAGACAATATGGTGGCCCTGGTGCAAATAAACCAAAGATGGGTAAGTTGTATAATAGTGGTGGCATGGTTGGTAATATTCCTGTTAGAGCAGAAAATCCAAAAATGTCTTCTTCTAGTGTTTCTTGGAATTCACGCAATACCACTAGAAAACCTTTAAGAGTTTCTATTCAAGAGGCACAAGATAGATTATTAGAAAAAGAAAGAGAAAGAAATACTAATATTAAAAACAAAAATTTTAGGCCATGGTGGGATAGATTAAATCCTTTTTCAAATAAAACTCCATTCAACCAATCAATGCCAAATCCCCCAATTGAAAACTATAGAATGCCTGGATATACTTATAATAAATGGTTGGATTTAGATCGGTTTAGAACTGATCCTAATCCGGAGACATACAGACCAAATCCAAATAATCCAAAAAGTAGATTTGCTCCTTATTATCAAAGACCTGGTGTAAATAAACCTTTATTACTTCAGGGTGGAGGATTTCTTGGTGTATTGGATAATATGGGTAGAAGTGTTTTTGAAAATGTTGGTGGAACTATAGGGAGAAATAGAGGAAGAGAAACTGGAATTCCTGGTGGAGGATTTTTAGGTGAAAAACTTGGAGAAAGAGAGGGTAGAAAAAGATATGAACAATTATTGAGTCCTTTCAAGAGAATGGGTGGTGGTCTAATTAAAGAAAATACTGGAATGAATATTCCTGGAGCAACTGCCGATAGGCAACTTGCAGCACTGCATCCCGGAGAATATGTTCTACCCGCAGGAACTGTATCCAAACTTGGAGTTCCCATGATTGATATGATGGTTGCAATGACTGATTATGATTCTACCCCTGCAAAATTAGGTGAGAAACCAATTAATAGGCCAAATATTACTCCACTTTCAAGAGCAGGAAAGAGTGGTATGATGACTCTTCCACCAATTACACAGTCGGCAGGAGGATCTATGGGTAATGGATCTCCAGGTGGTTCAAAAGTTCCTTCATTCTCTGCAGTATCTCCAAGTGGTGGTGATGAAAGATCTACGAATGCTAGTATCTATGGGATCGTAGGATAATGGCAGTTAATACTCAGAAATTATTACCAGCAGCAAAGGGATCTCCACTCGCAAAGATTAGCACTGCGAAGATAACTAAAGGAATGTCAATCAAAACAAAAACGATTGACACCAAAAAATTAATGGGATCTAAAGAAGAAGATCAGGAAAATATTAAACAAACTTTATTGAATATTGATTCTCTGTTGAAATCTATATTAGGAGAAGAAAAAAAGAATAAAAGTAAGAAAAGAAAAGAAAAAGAAAAGGCTGATTTTGAAAAAGAAGAAAAAAAATTAGAGGCACCTAAAGAAGCAAAGAAATTTAAGTTACCTGGACTTGCTGCTCCTGGAATGAGTTTTCTGGATAGAATCAAGAGGTTCTTATTCTTCACTGCACTTGGTTGGTTATTCACTAAGTTCCAAGATCAACTTCCAAAATTAGAAGGAATTGTAAAAACAATAGCACAAGTTTATGTGGTTGCTGAGGACATCTTTAAATCATTATTGAGTGGTGTTGTCAATTTTATTGATATTGGATATCAAACTTATGATGGTCTTCGCAAACAGGTTGAAAATCTTGGTGGTAAGGATGCAGTAAAAACTTTTGATGAATTCTCTAGTCATTTAAATAAACTGATAAATGGTGCTATAATTGCTGCAACATTAATAGCATCAACCACTCCTAAGACACCTAAGATGCCTACTGGTGGAGCATCAAGTGCATTAGGTGCATCTGCTAAGGCTACCTCTGCATATGCTCAAACGGCTGCTGGAAAATCTTATGCAGCAATGCAGCAGTTTGGGAATCTTCCTAAATGGGCACAATCCATATCTGCATCTAGTGCTGGTAGGTTTAGTGCATCGCAATCAAGAATTATTGCAGGAACTGCTAATATAGGAGATAAGTTGCGAGTAGGAACAAGAGGATTTATTCCTGGTGTTGGTCAAATAGCAGAGAAAGTTGCATCTAAAGGAACAACTAAAGTAGCTGGATCCGTTGCACAAGGTGCTAAGTTTGGAGGGGGAAGAATTCCTATAATTGGACCTTTAATTACTTTTCTTGTTAGAAGATATGTTTATGGAGAAAAACCAGAAAAAGCAGCCGCAGCTGCAGTTGGTACTGGTATCGGACAAGCAATTGGTGGGTTTATTGGAACTATTGGTGCTGGAGCATTAGGGTTAGGAACTGCTGGACTTGGTGCTGTTGTTGCTCCTCTGATTATTGGAGCAGGATCTGTAATTGGAGGACTAGTTGGTGAATGGTTAGGTGCATTACTTTACGATTTTGTTGTTGGATCTGAAGTACCTAAACCACAACTGAAAGCAGCAGGAGGCTCAGTTACAAGAGGAGGAAAAAGACAAGGACCAGTAACAAGATCTATAAAAATCACAAGAAATAGAAGACCACCAAAAGTAAAACCAAAACAATCACAACCAGGAAAAGATGTTGGTGGTAAGAAGAATATTCAGAAACTTTATCCAGACACTTCTGCAATACCTGAACTTGAAGGAGCACAACAAAGTCCTTGGTATGATTTATTATCAAAGGATAAGGAAGAAAGAGATAAGCAACTAAAGAAACTTCCAAACTCTTATAAAGCACTGACAGGAGTTGCTAAGAAACTGAAAGAGATTCCTTTTGGTATTGGATCATTGATGGGAGGTGCTGTTGATATTGCTTTAGGACAAAAACTTCCTCAGGATGCAATTGATAGTTTAGGTAATGGTATTGCATATTTAATAAATGCAGTTGCAAGTCAACAAGTATCTGCAAGTATTTCTGACATTGGAAAAGAAATATCCAAGATGCAAACTGGCGGTGTTGTCCCGAGGTTGCGTGACTTTTCTAAGCAGGATCAAATGGGTTCTGATGTTAATAAGGTTCTGAATGGTCTTATTCGTCAGAAAGTTGATGAGGCTATTAAGGAAGTTCAGAAACAGATGATGCCTGGTAAGTTTGATGAAGGTGGTAGACCTACTCCCCCTCCTGGAACAACATCTCCTGGAACAACATCTCCAGGACCTCCTCCAACAGGAAAGGGACTTAATCAACCAAATGTTAAAGGAAAAAGTGGGTATCAGGGATCCACAAATGTAGTTGATACTGGTTTAAAAGATTACAAGGGAAGACCTATTAAATTAAATCCTGGAGCATCTCAGGCATTTAAACAAATGATTTCAGAAGGAATGCCTTTCAAATCCTCTGATGTTACCAGTGTTTATAGAGATGAGTCTGAGTACTTACGATTAGTTGCAGAGGGTTATAGTCCAGCATCAAATTCTGCACACAATTATGGTGAAGGTGCCGATATTCATGGTTCTATGGGTGAATGGATAAAGAAGAATGGAAAAAAATATGGTTGGTATTATGTTGATTATCCGGGAACTCATGGTGGACACTTTGAATGGAAAGGATCGGTTGCGGCTCCACCTACACAAAAAGTAAAAAAATCTGGTAAAGCTTCTTGGTATGGACCAGGTTTTTATGGAAATAGAACTGCTGATAATACTGGAAACTATATTTTAAAAAGAGATAGTCTCTGGGTAGCACATAAAACATTGCCATTTGGCACTAAAGTTAAATTCACATATAATGGAAGAACTATAACTTTGCCTGTTAGAGATAGAGGTCCTTTTAAACCTGATAGAGAATGGGATTTAACAGAAGCCGCAGCAGATCAACTAGGATTAAAGGCATCTGGTGTTGGAAATGTTCAATATGAAGTTTTAGGGAAAAAGGATGGTGGTTATATTCCAAAGCAATCTCCAAATAGAAAAGTATCATCATTGAGATCTTATCCTTCATATTCTGATGGTGGTGTAATGATTGCTATTCAACCAATGATTATTGAAAAACCAGTTCCTATACCAATGGGTGGAAATAAAACCGTAATGTTTCCAGTTCCTGTTGGTGTAAATAATAGTAATATGCCAAATCTAAGCAGAGGATAAGATGCCAGCAGCAAACATTGCCGCACAGGCTGGTGAAGCCCAAATAAGACTATTTGAATTCCATTCAGATTTCGTTGAACCAGTAGATGTTTCTAGTGGTTCTATAGAACTTAATTATTATGAGAGTATTTTGGATACTACAGTAAGAGTCACTGCAACTTTTGTTGATACTGGATATCGTTTTGATAAAGAATCCGGAAATACAACTGCTCTCAAGTCAGAGAACATTGACGGAGCATCGGTAAATCTTAAAATTTCTGATGGATATGATAATGAAATTAAATTCATGAATGATAATCAACTGAGAATTGAAAGCACCAGAAATATGGATGATGCTAGAAATAAGCAGATATTTACAGTTGATATGACATCAAAAGAATATGATGATAATTTAAAATTAAAATGTTCGGTTGTTAAATCATATGATGGTAAGATTGATGAGAGTGTCAAAAAAATATTATTAGAATGTATAAAAACAGAAAAAAATATTGATGTAGATCAAACCTTAAATAACTTTAACTTTTCTGGAAAATCACAAACTCCTTTTTATATTTGTACTTGGTTAGCAACAAGATCTGTTCCTGATATGCAAGATGCAAATCAAAATCTTGCTGGATATTTTTTCTATGAAACATCTGAGGGATATAAATTTAAGTCAATTGATAAACTATTTTTACAAAAACCAAAAAGAATTTTAATTTATAATGATCTTATCGGAGATATTCCTCCTGGGTATGATGGAAAAATATTAGATTATTCTTTTGATAAAACTTTTAATTTAAGGCAATTGAGACAGACTGGAGCACTAGGTCAAACTCAATTGAGGTCTTTTAACCTATATGATAATAAGTATGAAGAGTCTGAATTCAACTACACAAATCAATACAAAGAAGAAAATAATGGAGGAACAAGGCCAATTCGTTATGGAAATGATCAAGATGAAACTTCATTAAGATTTTTTTCAATAAAAGATTTTGGAGTTAAACCTTCTGGATCAGTGGATCAACAATTGGAAAAATCAAGAGACACTTTAAATTTTAATGTTGATGATATCATGAGGCAATCTACAATGAGATATAATAGTTTATATGCTGTTAAGTTATCAATAACAATTTCTGGCGATATTAATTTACGAGCAGGAGATTTGGTTCATTGTGATTTTCCCCAAGTTAGCGGAGAATCTTTAAGAACTGTGAGTATGGAAAAAAGTGGTATATATATGATACATGATCTATGTCATAGAATTACCAAAAACGGATGCTATACTAGATTAAATCTTGTGAGAGATTCCATCGGCAGAAAACCTTTCTAATATGGACAGAACACTTCAACAACACATTAATGATGATAAGGATCAGATTGATGATCCAAACACAAGTGGCCAACGGCGTCGTCATTTAGAAGATGAGTTGGAACATCTTGAAAAATATCAAGCAAATCATCCAGATACTGATCACGATCCCACAGGATTTGAAATGTATTGTGATGAGAATCCTGATGCTCTTGAATGTAGAATTTACGAAGATTAATAACAAATGAGTAATTTAGATGCTAAGGCAACTATTCCCGCTTTAATTTGGTGGGGACAAATAGTTGATGATACTGTTTGGAAGGGGAATCTTCCTGCGACTAAATGGGAAGCATCTAGTGAAATACCTGGATGGGGTACAAGATACAAGGTTCGTATCTTAGGTAGAGATACTGAAACCAAAGATGTTCCCGATGATCAATTAGAGTGGGCAGAATGTTCATTTCCCGTTACCGCAGGTTCTGGACATGGTGGTAGTTATCAAACTTCAAATCTAAGAAAAGGTGCTTTTGTCTTTGGTTTCTACAAAGACGGAACCAATATGTCAGAGCCCTTTATATTGGGATGTTTAGGTAACAACGAACAAACTAAATTATCACAATCAATTCCACTAAAGGGATTTGTTCCTTTTAGTGCTTATATTAAAGAATCAGTATCTGTCAATGACATTCCACCAGAAGGATCGGCAGTACCAAAAAATGGAACTCCACCATTAGAAGGATCCCAGGCACAAAATCAAACAACATTTTCTGATAATGTTCAAAAAGATGATGGAAATAAGGAAACTTATCTTACTGTTCCTACAGATTGTGATGAACTTCAACTTGGAGCAATTCAAGTTGAAATCAAAAAACTAATTCAAGATATTCAAGAGTTTAAAAAAAGATCTAATAGTTGGAAATATACAATTCTAAAACCAATCAGTGAAGAAGGAAAAGAATACTCAATTGAAGAATATATTCGATACAAAGTTCAAAATGTTTCTAAGTGGATATCTGGAAAAGTTAAAAATATAATTTATAAAACTCAAGAATATGTCACTAACAAAGTCAATAATACTGCAAAAGATTTTTATTATACTTTGTTTCCAAATAGAAGACCTGGGCAATTAATGCCTCCTGTGAACACTTTTAATGATCTTTTTGTTTGTTTTATCCGAAAGATCATTGCGAATCTTTTGAAAATGGTAACTGATTTTCTACTTGCTATTGTAGACAGATTTATTAATGCTCCTCTATGTGCAATAGAAAATATTATTGGTGCTCTTCTTGGCAAACTCACTGGACTAATTACAAGTGCTGTAAATGCATTGTTAGCACCATTAAATGCATTGTTAGGAGTTTTTGATATTGCAGGTGATATTATTGATTTTGTTGTTAACCTTTTATCTTTTCTTTCTTGCGAAGAGAATCCAGAATGTCCTGGTGTTACTGGATGGACACCTTGGCAAGGAGCAACTAAATTTAATGTAGGATCTAATATATCAGATTTAACAGATAAAGTAAGAACCTTTGCTTCAAATGCAGAACAGTCAATAGATCCTGATAATTTTGATTTTAATTTGGATTTTAGTGATATTTTTGATAATATTTGTAATGTGGATGCTTTATTCTGTGGTCCCCCAACAGTTGAGTTTTATGGTGGAGGAGGATCTGGTGCTTCTGGAAATGCGATTATAAGTGCCACTGGTGATATTCTTGGTGTTGATTTAACTGGATTGGGATCTGGATATCAATCTGCACCTTTTGTAAGGTTTGTTGATGCGTGCGGTAAAGGTCAAGGTGCTGTTGGTAGAGCAGTTATAAATTCTTCTGGCCAGGTTGAAAAAGTTGTTATGGAAAATTCTGGATCTGGATATTTACCCTCACCTAATGGTGATCGTGGAGGTGATGGTAGAACTTGGGCCAAATCTGGCGATACTATTGTCAAGAGAAATGATGGAACATATGATAGGCCATATGAAGCAGGAGAAACATTCCAAGTTAATTCGGGAGATACAGTTTATTCTTGTGAAAATACGACTTTCATCACCGAACCTCAAGTTCTTACAGCACCAACTTGTACTTCAGGATCTTTTGGTTCTGGTCAAAATCCAGTAACAAGTGATGGATCTTATCCGATATTTTTGGAAATTGATAGTATTTTTATTGATAAACCTGGCATTAATTATGATCCAAATAAAGATAAAATTACAGTAACTCCATCAAATGGCCTAGAATTAAAACCAATATTTGATGAATTGGGATCATTAAATAGAGTGGATGTAGTTAAACCTGGAATAGGATTTAAAGAGATGCCAACTATTGAAATTGAAACAGAAACAGGATATAATGCATCCTTACTTCCTGTTTTTAGAGTAAATAGAATTGGTGATGGTCTTGGCACAGATGTTCCACCATCACAAATTATTTCTGTAGTAGATTGTGTAGGTAAATTTAATGACGGAAACTAAAAATAATCATACTATTGGATATGGTAATAAAGATGGTGAGTTAAAGTTTGGACATATTCATGATGATGGAGTTTTATCTTCAACAATTTTAAGAAGTGGTTACGAATCAAACCATTATATTACTCTTGATTCTACTGGTGAAAAGCATAGAAAACATGGAACTATTGCTAGATCAATGGGATCATTTCAAGTAATTGCTGGAGATAATGTTCCCGATGAAATTCCTGGTGTTTATATTGATGCTGTAAACGGTGACTTGGTTTTAAACGCAAAGAATGGTAGAATAAGAATACTTGCGGAGAATATTGATTTAATTGCAAATGGTCCAGATGGTAAAAATGGAGTTATAACTATTGATGGCAATGAAAAAGTCATTATTAAAGCACCGACGATAGATGTTCGTTCCAAAGTATCTACAAAGATTTTCTCCGAAAAGACGGTAGAGTGTATAGGAAAAGGAATCTTAAATATATACGGAGGACTTATTGATTGTGCAGATGGTGCAACAAAAGTTAAAGGGTCCAAAGGTGGCATATTTATTAACGAAATTCAAAACAAATTATGAAAGTACCAGATTTATATGTAGGAAAAAGATTATTTGTTGGGGAAGGCGATCCTATTGCATTGGGAGTAGGTCCTTTAGAAGCAAGAGGTTCTGCTTATATTGAAGGCCCTGCAATTATTGGGGAACCAAGTTCTTTTCCATTTAACTATGCGACTTTAATGGTTGGTCCAAATCGCAATGGAGAAGCAATACCTCCAATTGTTCCTGGAGCACTTTGTACAGGAATTAATAATCCATATTCATTGGCAATTGATGGTGATGCAGCAATCTTTAATACTTTAGATGTTGCATTGAATGTCAATGCTGGATTGAACATTGTTGCACAGGGAGAGGTAATGTCTCGTTGTGGCGGCCACATTCTTTCTGCTAAGAAGAACTTTGATATTCCTCATCCAACAAAAGAAGGTTGGAGACTTCGCCACACTTGCCCAGAAGGTCCATCTAATGATGTTTACACTCGCGGTAGAGTAACTGGTAAGAAAGAGATTGAACTCCCAGAATATTGGACTGGCCTTGTTGATCCAAAATCAATTACAGTATCACTCACTCCGATTGGTGCTCATCAAGATGTGATTGTAAAAAGAATTGGAGATAATAAAGTATTTTTGCAATCAAGAGGAAACATGCCAATTGATTGTTACTATCATATTTTTGCTGAAAGAAAGGATGGTGAGAAACTCATTCCAGAATACCAGGGAGAAACACCTGCAGATTATCCTGGAAACAATGATGAATATTCTGTTTCTGGATATCACTATGATACTAAGGAGTAATTATGGCAAACGCATTTGAACCAAGAAATATAGGAAACAAAAACTGCGATGGTCCAGTAGTTGGAATTCCACATCCAAGTTATGACTATATTCACAGATCAACAACTGGAGATGATGATTATCCTATAGATGCATGTCCAAGATATCTTCAAGTCAATGGAAGATTTACTAACCTTCAAATTGATACGCAAGCAACGGCACCAATATTCAATGGAAATTTAAATGGTGTTGCAAGTGGAAATAAGACTCTTGCTGCTTTTGATATTCCACATGTGAGGAATAAGAATAAAAGAATTCGTCATATTGTTGCTGAAGGGCCTGAACCAGGAATTTATATTCGAGGAAAACTTAAAGACTCAAATATAATTGAATTGCCAGAATATTGGGATGGGTTAATTGATCCAGAAACAATTACAGTTACTCTTACTCAAATTGGATACTCTCAAGATTTGATTGTTGATAGGATTGAATGGGGCAGAAAAGTAATTATTCGTTCTGGAGTTGGTGCAAACATCAATTGTTTTTATGAGGTTTGGGCTGCAAGATGGTTGAATCCCATGAATCATGAAGAAAAACTTCAAGTGGTTTATGAGGGAGAAACTCCAGATGATTATCCTGATGGCAATAAAAACTTCTTAATTGGTGGATGGGACTATGATCGAAGGAATCCACAGTGGGAAGGGGTTGACAGAGCGGACTGAGTATCCTATAGTACATAGGTAATCAACGGATGGCCAAATGCAAGACGAGTACCTCTCACGCTGCGTGGTGGACCCTGTAAAGCGTACAGTGTATCTGTACTCCAGTGAAGGGTCAGAAAAGCAAGTGACCTGTGATACCGTAGAAGAGTTCATGAATGTGCTAGACTTTGTTCGTGCTACAGTGGATGCAGAGACACTCTCATACGCAAATCCACTTTAGCTTCCATTTTAGGTTGTAAAAATTCCCGGCAAAAATTCTCACACGATACTTTTTTCAAAATGAATCCTTATCGCATTAACTACAAAGCACTGAAAGAAGAACCAGTGAAAACAACACCAGAGAATGTGAAGGAAGCAAATGAGAACTTGTTTCGTGCCAAATGGAATCTCCCTCAAGCAGCAAAGTATTGTGGAATGTCACATAAAGAAATGAAGTTGACATTCTGGGAGTTCCTAAAGTACAATCCTATGACTTACCAAGCGTAAGTTTTTTGGGAGTGTAGCCCAGCGGAAGAGGCAGTGGACTTAAAATCCATCCAGGGTGGGTTCGAATCCCACCACTCCTATGAGGTTTAACCTCTAAATACTCAAAAGTAATAGGAACACTCCTATGAAGTACAGAATTGATGCCGCATATGTCTGGTACAATCGCGGAAGACAAATTGTTCTTATGTATTTCATAAATTCAATTCCTTTTACTTTTGATGAACTCCCTGACGAATCTATATTTGACTTGGAGTTAATCAATCTAGCAGACAACGAAAGACGCTTTGAACCAGAGGACTTGTATCAATCTTCTTACTATCTTATGCTAGAAGAATGTCATCCTTTACTTTATGAGTTGGATTTAGAAAATCCAGAAATGTTGCCTGTTGATTAATTTTTGCTGGTGTAACTCAATTGGTAGAGTAATTCTTTTGTAAAGAATAAGTTGCAGGATCGTGCCCTGTCACCAGCTTAACTAAATAAAATTACCTGAATGACGGCAATCTTCAGGAGGAGGGTGAAAGTCCCTCCTTTTTAGCATAAATAATAATGCCGTCATTTAGAGTAGAACTATGCCAAATTGGTCAGAGGAAGGATTTCAGCGTATATTAGATGCTGCAAATAGAGGCAGAATAAGACAACAAGAAAAAGTTAAAAAACTTAAGGAAGAATATTATAAAAATCCAAAGTTATGTTTAAGTTGCAATAAAGCAATACCATATAGCAAAAAAACAGAAAATAAATTTTGCAGTAAAAAGTGTGCGGATGTATTTAATGCTGCAAAAAGAGTAAAGATAAAAAAATGTTTAGTGTGTGATAATCAACTTAAAAAAGGAGCATCAAAATATTGTTCGCTAACTTGTCAAAAAACCTATCATTTTAATCAAAGATTGTCTGACTGGATTAATGGAGACACCACAACAAAATCAAGAAATTTCTTTAGAAGATACCTAACAGAAACATATGGATACAAATGCTCTTGTTGCAATATAAGTGAGTGGAAAGGAAAATCAATTGTTTTAGAAATAGACCATATAGATGGAAACTCTGAAAATAATAGACCAGAAAACTTGAGGTTTATATGTCCAAATTGCCATTCACAAACTGATACATATAAAGGCAAAAATGTGGGCAAAGGAAGACATTATAGGAGAGAACGATATGCTGCTGGACAAAGTTACTAAATTATGATAGGATAATAAAAGAGACAGAACTCCAAATGTCACTTATTTCACAAAAAGACCGCCAAATGGCGATTGAAGCACTTGAATATTATGTTCAAAAACTTAAGGACGATAATTGCACAGATGCTTCCATCACAGCATTTCAAACCCTCCTTAACTGGATCGAACTTGAACATTTCAAAAATGAACATTAAACTCTGGTATTGCGAATCTATGAATCAGTGGAGATGGACCTTGACAGATAGTTCAAGACCCATTCGTAAACAAGAATCTGGTCAGAGACCTTTTCTTCGTGATGCAATGAATGATGTTGCTAATACTGTAGAGTACATGCTAGAATGTAAGCAAAGTGAGTGAGTTATGGCCTTTCAGAGTGTTTTTTATAAGACAGATCTTTCTGATATTTTAATTGACCAAATCAATCATAAGTTTAATCTAGAAATCGAACTCAATAAATCAAAATTAGTAGGAGATATCATCGAACCAAAGATAAGAAATTCTGATAATACATGGATTTCTACAGAACATTGGTTAGGTGGATTTGTTTGGCATTATATTGATAAAGCAAATAAGAATAATTTTCTTTATGATATTTCAAATATTGATGGAGACTCAATTCAATATACTCAATATTCTATAGGACAATATTATAATTGGCATACAGATACTTCTATTGACCAGTATTTTTTATTATCTGAAGCTGCTTCGTCAGAATTGTCTAATGAATATGCAAATGAAAAAATAGGAATTGAGTATGAACTTTGTAGAAAGTTGTCATTTTCAATTCAATTATCGGGCCCTGAAGAATATGAGGGAGGCGAGTTGCAGTTTCAAAAAGATGATGGATCTGTCTATTTTGCTCCTAAAGAAAAAGGAGTAATTGCTGTTTTTGACTCTCGAGCTAGACATAGAGTTAGAAAGGTAACAAAAGGTGTAAGAAAAAGTTTAGTTGGGTGGGTTGTTGGTCCTAGATGGAAATAATGTTATAATTTCCACATATAATGAGTAAAAATACTTAGATGAAATCGGATTTTTATATAGATAATGTAGGTAAAGAAGAAATCAAAGAACTTCTTTATACCTATCATTATCTTAAAGATGAATCCAAAGATTTCAAATCTGGTTTTAACTATGGCCTTTTCAGATCCTCGGTTTCTGACATTTTGCGCGTTGGTGGCTGCTTGGGTACTTGTATCTTTACTGGGTTACCAGTCCCCGAAATAGCAGTCGGAGCATTTGGTCTAGAGAGAAATCAACAAGAGGGAATCTACGAACTCTCCCGACTTTGTGTACATCCAGATTTGCAGAAAGAAGAATATAATATCACCTCTTGGTTCGTCAGTCGTTGTATAAGAAGATTTAGAAAAGATGCCCGCGTTCGTTGTATTCTTAGCTACGCTGATGCTAATCACCACTCTGGAGTTATATACAGAGCTTGTAATTTTACTTACTACGGTTTAACTGATAAGAAATCAGATTTCTGGATTAAGCAATCTGATGGGTCATATATAAAACACTCAAGAGGTCCTATCAAAGGATTAGAAGGTGAATGGAGAGAAAGAAGTAGGAAGCATAGATACTTGATGATATTTGATCAGAGCCTCAAAAAACGCTTGACATGGGAAGAGCAAAAGTGGTAAAATAATATGGTGTGAAGGAAGGCGCACTTAATGTGCAGACGAGCATCCAGGCAACTGGATGCTTTTTTTCTTATACTAAATAACTTATAACGGAACTATAAGAATTAGTAACAATGGGATTAAGTCGTCTTGATAATTTTCTGAAGTCTGTTCGCGGAAATATCATTTATGTTGATCCAAACAGTATCGATGCTACAGACAGTATCGAAAATCAGGGGAATTCATTAACTCGCCCTTTCAAAACTCTACAAAGAGCATTGGCTGAGGCATCAAGATTTTCCTATCAAAGAGGTTTAGATAACGATAGATTTGAAAAGACTACAATTCTATTGTATCCTGGAGATCATGTTGTAGATAACCGTCCAGGTTGGATTCCTGATGGTGCAAATAATTATAGACTTCGTAATGGACTAACATCAAACGACTTCCCTTCTTGGGATCTTACAACTAATTTTGATCTAGAGACTCCAAATAATGCACTCTACAAGTTGAATTCGATTCATGGTGGAGTTATTATTCCTAGAGGCACATCAATTATTGGTCTAGATCTTAGAAAGACTCGTATTCGTCCTAAGTATGTTCCTAATCCAGAAAACGATCAAATTGAGAGATCTGCAGTATTCCGTGTAACTGGTGCATGTTATCTTTGGCAGTTTACCGTTCTTGATGCGAATCCAAACGGAACTTGCTATAAAGATTATACTACTAATGTTTTTGTTCCTAATTTTTCTCACCATAAACTTACTGCATTTGAATATGCTGATGGTGTAAATGGAGTAAGCATTGCTGATGATTTCCAAACTTATTCTACAACCAGAACAGATCTGGACATGTATTATGAGAAGATTGGATTGGCATATGGATCATCTTCTGGTCGTGAAATTCAACCAGATTATCCATCATCTTCACTTGATATTCAACCTAAAATTGACGAGTATCGTATTGTTGGTTCTCGTGGCGCTGAAGTTGGAATTACTAGCATTAAGGCTGGAGATGGTGTAACTCCAACTACAAACATTACAGTAACACTTGGCAATTCACTTGCTGGTCTTGATGTTGACACTCCAATTCGTATTGAAGGAGTAGGTTCGTCTGGTTATGATGGTCAATATGTTGTAAGTGAAGTTAATAGTTCTACGGAAATTGTTTATCAGGTACAGAATGCTCCTGTAGATCCACTTCCTTCTGTTGTAAGTGCAACTCTGAATATTTCTGTTGATACAGTAACATCAGCATCTCCATACATTTTTAATGTTTCTATGAGATCTGTGTATGGAATGTGTGGTCTTCATGCAGATGGAGATAAGGCTGATGGATTTAAGAGCATGGTCGTTGCTCAGTTTACTGGTATCGGTCTACAAAAAGATGATAATGCTTTTGTAAAGTATAATACCACTTCTGGTGTGTATGAAGATAATACTGCCTTTGGAAATGATAATATACACACAGATTCTCGTGCTCGTTTCAAACCCGAATATGAGAACTATCACATTAAATGTTCCAATGATGCGTACCTTCAGTTAGTATCTGTATTTGCAATTGGATATGCAAATCATTTCTTAGCCGAATCTGGTGGCGATCAGTCAATTAATAATTCCAACTCAAACTTTGGATCAAAAGCACTTGTTGCATCTGGATTCAGAGATGTAGCATTCTCAAGAGATGATGTTGGATATATCACTCATGTTATTCCTCCAAAAGTCCTTGAGTCTGAAGAAACAACCGTTGAGTTTACTTCTATTGATGTTGGAGTCACAACATCTGTAGGAATTTCATCACATCTTTATCTCTATAATCAAACAAATGTTAGTGTTCCTCCAGAGTCAGTAATTGAAGGATATAGAATTGGTGCAAAGACTAATGAGACTATCAATGTCTTAATTACTGATAGTGGTACTGCAACAGAGTATTCTGCAAATGTTGTAATGCCAAATACTCTAGATGTAATTTCAGAGAAGAAACTCACTGTTGGTAGAAGTTCCGCTGGAATCAATAGCATTACCAGTAATGTTTTTACACTAACATCAAATCACAATTTGATTAACGGTGAAAGTATTCGTGTTATTTCAAATACTGGCCAACTTCCTGATGGAATTCTTCCAAACCAGGTTTATTATGCTATCACAGACACTGTTGCATCAATTAATCCAGATCAAATTAAGATTGCACAGACACTGAATGATGCAATTGCTGATAATCCAATTACAATTAATAATAAAGGTGGATTATTGAGTATTGTAAGTCGTGTATCTGATAAGAGATCAGGAGATATTGGCCACCCAATTCAGTATGATTCTGGAGAAGGACAATGGTATGTAAATGTTGCAACAGCAGCAACTGCTAATACAATTTATAGTGCCCTTGGAACTTTAGGTGTTTCTGGTCTTGGTGAGGCTACTCCAAGATCATACATCAAGAGAACTCCAGATACTCGTAATATCATTGATACTGTTTATAGACTTCGTTATGTTTTACCTTCAGATTCTTCAACTGTAGCGAGACCACCTCTTGATGGTTATATTCTTCAGGAGTCAAATACATCTATTGGATCTACTTCAACTGAAGTTGCTTATCAGTTTAATCCTTCAACAGTTACTCTTTCCAATTCTACGGAATTAAGAAATCAAAAAATTATTGCAGGTGCAACTTGGAGTTCAACTGTAGCTACAATTACCACTGAACTTCCTCATGATCTAAATGCTGGATCTGAAGTTGAGATTCTAAATGTAACTAGCACTAATAATACTTCAGGAACTGCAAATGAAGGATACAATGGAACTTTCACTGTAGTTTCTGTAGTTAATAGTAAGAAGTTTACTGTTACTGTTGCTGCAGATCCAGGAACATTCACAAATGATACTTCAGTAAGAACCACGGATCTTCCTTATCTCAGAAGAAAGAAATTCCTTAATAACTATTACATCTATCGTTCTCAGGAAATTCAAAAGTATATTCCTGGAGAACAAGATGGTGTTTATCACTTGCTCGTTGCAAATGCTTCTAATTCACCAACAGTTACTCCATTTAATGAATTAGAATTTACGCAACCAATTCAAAATCTATATCCACAGACAAACCGTGATACTCCAGTATCAGATCCAAAGGCATCTGTTTCTTTTGCACTTCCTGATCCAATTGGTCAAGTTGTAATCAATGAACCACAGAATAGTATCACTAAAGAAAGTTTAGGTAAGGGTTTACTTGACTTTAATGTTGGTATTGGCCTCACAAATATTACATCTGGTGTTGCTGGAACAACGCATACATTTGATACCAAACAAGATCATGGTTTAAATCGTATTGTTTCACTTTCTCTAGTAAGTGAAGGTGCTGGTTATGGTGATGGTACAGCATCTGCAAAGAATTATTTTAATGCACAACTTGTAAATGTTTCTGGTGCAACAAATGGATTCAATGCAACTGCAAGAGTTAGTGTAAGTGCTGCTGGAACTATTACAGCAATTAAAGTAATGGATGGTGGTAGTGCTTACAGTGTTGGAGATCAACTAAATGTTGTTGGTATTGCAACTACGACAGGATTCTCTGTTGGTATTGTAAGTGTTACTGGAATCTATAATAATATTGGCGATACTTTACAAGTTACTGGAATTGTTCCTGAAACATTTGATGCATATAACAATTATTATAGAATTACTGGAATTACAAGTAGTAAGACAATTAGTGTCGCATCTGCATCTGCAATTAGTCCTGCTGTCACATCTGGTCTTGGAGTTACCGTTACTGCATTCTCAAATACAATTCTAACTGGACAAACACTTAATATTTCTTCTCTTGTTTATGATAATACTGTAGGACTTGCTACAGTTACTACATTACAAAATCATGGTTTAAATGTTGATAATAAAGTTCATCTTGGTGGGGCTGTTAATGATTTTTATAATGGAGATTTTGTTGTCAAGAGAGTCGTCAGCAATACTTCCTTTGTTATAAATCCTGGGGTAAGAACAGATTCTCCTGCAACAACTGGTAATAAGTTTGTATATCAAAGTGGTTTTGTTGCAAGTGGTGGTAACATTACAAGAACCAATGAAAATCTTGGTGGAAGACAGATCACTCAGTATGCTGGCATCTCAACAACACTAAATTCTACTGTAAGTGATCCAAATTCATCTACTCTTGATATTCTAAATGCAACTTCCCTTGATCTTAATGTTGGTGATTATCTACTCCTAGATGAAGAGATCGTTAGAGTCAAGACAACTGTTACGACTTCTAATGTTTCTGTTTTTAGAGGTCTATTTGGAACTCGTAGGACTTCTCATAATTCTGGAACTGTTGTTCGTAGAATCAAACCAATTCCGATTGAACTCCGTCGCAATTCGCTGATCCGTGCATCTGGCCATACTTTTGAATATCTTGGTTTCGGTCCTGGTAACTACTCAACTGCGTTCCCAGAAAGACAAGATCGTACTATTACTGCACAAGAAGAACTTCTAGCACAAGCAACAAAGCAAAGTGGTGGTATTGTAGTATTCACTGGTATGAATGCTGACGGTGACTTCTATGTTGGTAATAAAAAGGTTAGCTCTGCAACTGGCCAGGAAGAAGTATTTGATGCACCAGTTCCAACAGTAACTGGTGAAGATCCAGGAACTGGAAGTGTTAACATTGGTTTTGATGTTCTGACTCCTCTTGAGGTTTCTATTAGTCGTTCTGTTCGTGTTGAGGGTGGTCCTGATGCAAATATTATTTCTGAGTTTGATGGTCCTGTAATCTTTAACAATAAGATTACTTCAACATCAGAGAAAGGAATAGAGGCTAATTCTTTATTCTTACAAGGAGACGCATCAGTTTCCAGAAAGTATACTGTAGGTATTGCAACACCAGTTCTTGCTGGCAATCCTGGAGATGTTCAGTATAATGCAGTTCCTGTAAGTGGAAATTATATTGGATGGGTTTATACTGATAATAATCGTTGGGAACAATTTGGTTATATTGGTCAAGAAGTCAATGCTGTTGGAATTTCTTCTGGTGGAACTTATGTAGGACTTTCAACTTTAGTCAACTTTGAAACAGGACTTGGAGCGACGATTACAAGTTCTCATGATTCCTCATCTGGAATTACGACCTTAAGATTCCAGTCAAGTCCTTTGAATGTTGGTGTTGGCCTTGGAAACACTTATGTTGGTCTTGCTACTCAGATTAACTTTATTGGTTATGGTATTACAGTTGGAATGATCTTTAATGCTGGTATTGCAAGTGTCACATTAAGTGGAGGTGTTGGTGCTGGAGGTAGTTTACCAGGTCTTCCAAATAATGCTGTACAATATAATGATGGTGGTTTCTTCCGTGGTAGTTCTGGATTTACCTTTAATGGAACTAATCTTGAATTAAACAATACATCTACATCTGCATTGTTCCGTATCGTTCAGAACGGAACTGGAAATGCATTCCAAGTTGAAGATAGTGCAAGTGATACTACGCCATTCGTAATTGCAAATGATGGATCTGTTGGTATTGGAAGTGCATTGCCAATAGCAAAAGTTGAAGTTGTTGCATCAACTCAAGAGGCAATTAGAGTTAAATCTACAAGTGGCTCTGGTAATATTGTAAGAGTTGACAATACTGCCAATGATACAACACCAGTTATTATTGATGTAAATGGAAATGTTGGTATTAATACTATAACTGCAATTGCTGCACTTGATGTTGTTGGAAATGCAGCCGTTACTGGAGCAGTAAGATATTATGAAACTGACAGAACCAATTATGTTTCTCTTCAGGCACCCTCACTCTCTTCTAATGTAACTCTCACTCTTCCTCCAGTTGTTGGTGCCGCAAGTAGTGTTCTTTATACAACTGGTAGTGGAATTCTGAATTGGATTTCTCCTAGAGCACTCGTTGCGTTAGGACTTACCAACACGGATGGATTATCTGAAGGATCTACAAATTTATATTATACTGATGAGAGAGCACAAGATGCTGTTGGCTCTGCGATTAATGCTGGTATTAAGACCGGAATTACCGTGACCTATGATGATGCAAATAATCGCATTAACTTTAATGTTGATAATACAACACCTTATCCATTTACAACTCGTGGATTTAGTATGCCTCTTTAATCCTCTGTGATTGTGAGAATATTATATGCTGATATTGTGCCCTCTGCCCTAAAAACATGATTTGGAGCAAGAATATATTCAATAGGTGATAAACCTAACTCACTTCCAGTAAAATTTTTAGATATATATGGTGAAGAATTTAAAGTTATAGTTGGGTATCTTGTATTTCCAGAATTTACTGATACATAATTTTGAAGGTCTGATACTGAATTAGTTTCAAATCTTGAGTAACATACATTTTTTCCAAAACTTCCACTAGTGGAATGTGTTGCAAGAGATGCTACATTTCCCCATGAAAAATTAATAGAACCAGACATAAAATTAATTATAAATCTTACATTTTTTCCTGTAGTATTTGTGTATGAAATGTTTCCACTACCACTTAAAACTTGAGATGCCATTTTAATAAACTCCTTTTAAATTAACCGTTTTCTGGAATAACAACAATATTATATCCTCTTATTGTGGAAGATCCACTTTGGTCAACTTGTGGAGGCCACACTGCATTAAGTCCACTAGAATCTAGAACATATCCTTTTCCTACCACTGAAAAAGTATCTCCAGGATTTAAGTATACTTCTGTTGGTAAAGAAGATTCTCTAGTTGGAGGTGGATTTGTTCCAGAAGTGTTGGAAATAATAGCAGAATTTGGTCCATTAGCCCATCTTGAAATAGGATCTATGACCATTCCATCACCAACAGTTGATGTAATGTAATTTATTGGCGAAAGACCTGGAATTGCGGATATAACTGAACTTGAACCATTATGAGATATATTTTTTCCCATACCAAGAACAAATCCCGCAACTGCTTGTGCAGAACTTGAAGGATTTCCCCATCCTATAGTTATTTCTGAGACAGTAGTAGATACCACAGAATTGATAATAATTCTTACAATCTGTCCAGTATTATTTGTATAAGAAACATTTCCGCTTCCACTCAACACTTGAGATGCCATATTAACTTTAAATGCTTTTCTAATATTTATAAATAAATAAAAGAAACAAGGGGAGAGTGAACCTTGGGAATAGATAAGAACTTTGTAGTAAAGCATGGTCTTGAGGTAAATACAGACCTCATTCTTGCAAATGCCGTAACTGGCCAAGTTGGTATTGCTACCACCATTACAAAATACACTCTACATGTTAATGGTGGTATTGGTGCAACTAACCTATCTGTAACTGGTCTTGCAACATTTCCTCAGTTAGTATTATCAGGAACCGTAAGTGCTGCATCATCAACTGGAGTATCAGGTCAATATTTAAAATCTACTGGATCTGGAGTTGTCTGGGAAGATTTTCCAGTAGGTAGAACATCTACAACATTTGCAGCAGCTGCAGGACAAGATACATTTAGTTTTGCATATGCTGTAGGTCTTCTTGATGTATTCGTAAATGGAATTAAACTGACACCATCAGAATTTACTGCATCTGATGGTGTTTCTATTGTATTAACAACACCTTGTTTTGGTGGAGAAACGGTTGATGTTCATGCTTATTCTGTATCAGGAATTGGTGTTGGTGGTACTGGAATCACTGGACTAACAGTTCAAGATGAAGGATCTGTCATTGGAACTCCTCAAGGTGTAACATCAATTAACTTTATTGGTGCTGGATTGACTGCATCAGCATCTGGTGCAGGCCTTACAGTAAGTTTACAAGATGCTTGGACACCATCGGATGTTGGAATAAGTACTTTATCAAATGTTGGTGTTGGAACTACAAATCCAACATCAAAACTTACTGTTACTGGTGATGGTTATTTTACTGGTGTCGTTACTGCAACAAGTTTTGTTGGTGATTTAGTTGGTACTGCATCAAATGCATCTGGGGTTTCTACTGATATTGGAATTTATACTACTGGTATTGTTACTGCAACAGGTGGATTTATCAGTCAACTTGGAGTAAATCCCGTTGTGATTACAATCAGTGGTAGTGAACTTGTGTTTACTGTTTCTGGTATAGGATCAACCTCATTTACACTTGCATAATAAATAAAACATAAGGAACTCCAGAGATGGCAAATAACCGAGAACTATCACAATTCGGAAACTTTATATCAGTCAATGATACCTCTGAAAACATTGGTATTAGTACTGATGTCATAATTTCTGGAGTTCTGACTGCTACCAGATATTATGGTGATGGATCACAACTCACAGGAATTGCAACAGTAGGAGGAGGGACAACTTTAGGAATCACCACAATCACTGATCTTACAGTTACTGGTGTCACTTCTTTAACATCACTGGTTGTCAGTGGTGTTTCTACTTTTGGAAATATTGTTTTAGATCCAGTAGGAATTATTACTGCTGCTTCTGGAATTGTAACTTATTATGGTGATGGTTCTAATCTAACTGGTGTTATTTCTGGTGTTGGAATTAGTACCGAAGGTGGATCAGTAGGTACAGGAGCTACAGTATTAGATTTCCGTGGTGCTGGAATTTCTACAGTTACGGTTGGATCAGGTATTGGAACTATCTTCATCCAGGGAGGTGGTGGTGGAGGAGCTGTAAGTATCAGTAGTATTGCTCCAACCTCTCCTTCAAATGGTGATCTGTGGTATAGTATCATCTACGGAAGAACCTTTGTTTATTATGATGAAGTTGCTCTAGGTGTTGGTGCTACTGCCGTATGGGTTGATGCTGCCCCATTTAATGTAGGTGTTATAACTGCAATATATGGTGGTGTTGCATTCAGTGATGGTACTGCGTCAACTCCGAGTTGGTATTTCACTGATGATACGACAACTGGTGTATTCTCTCCAGTGGATGGTGAACTGACATTTGTATCCACAGGATCTTCTATTTTAAATGTAAACTCAAGTGGAATCATAGTAACTGGCGTAAGTACTTTATCTACTGCTCTTGTTAGTGATTTAAATGTTACTGGTGTAAGTACTTTAGGAACTCTACAAATCTCATCAGGTATTGTAACTGCTACATCAGGTATCGTAACATACTATGGTGATGGTCAGTATTTGGAAGGAATTGCAGCAGGTGGTTCTGGACAGTTTAATACTGGAATTACAAGTTCTCTTGGATATGCTGTTACTGACTCTATGGCCACTGCATATACTGCTAGTGATGCTGTGGTTGTTCATTCAATTCATGTGACAAACATTGATGGTGAAGCAAGTGCCGATATCAGTGGGCAATTATATTCGGGACAATATTCAATTGCACACACTGTTCCTGTTCCTGCGGGTTCTTCTGTTGAACTTCTAAAGCAACCTAAGATATTGAATACTGGCGAAACAATCCAATTGCAGGCAAATACTAGTGGTGATCTACATGCAACAATTACAGTAGAAGAAAAAACAGGAGATACCACATACATTGGAGTTGGTGTTGATATTACTTCTGCTGCAACTTATACTGATCTCTGGACTGCAACGGCTAACTCAGTTCTCCAAGGAATTCTTCTTGCAAATGATGATGGAACTGCTGATGTGAAAGCAAGAGTTGTCTGGACTGATGGAAGCAATAATATTCAAGGATATTATGCTTATGATCTAACAATCCCTGCAGATGCAACTGTTGAAATTCTTGAACAACCAAAATATCTTCCAAGTGGTTATAAGGTTCGTGTCTATGCAAACCAAGCAGATCGATTAGAGGCTATTCTTTCTGCAAGAACCATTGCTTGATAGGAGGATATTATGGCAACAACTAGAAAGGGCGTATGGGATCTACAAGAAGTAAGAGATCAGATATTGAATAATGAATGGGAACAACAAATTGAATTATGGTCATGGGGTAGAAATCCTGCTGGCCAACTAGGACAAAATAATAGAACATATTATTCGTCACCAGTACAAATACCGGGTACTACATGGAGTTCTATAGACTGTGGTTTTCAACATTCATTAGCAATAAAAACTAATGGAACTTTATGGGCATGGGGTATTAATCAAGTAGGAGAACTGGGACAAGGTAATAAAACACAATATTCATCACCAGTGCAAATACCAGGAACAACATGGAGTTCTATAGATTCAGGAACTTATCATATATTAGCAACCAAAACTGATGGAACCTTATGGTCTTGTGGATATAATAATAGAGGACAACTAGGACAAAATAATACAACAGATTATTCATCACCAGTCCAAATACCAGGAACCACATGGAATTCTATAAGTGGTGGTAACGGATACAATGTATTAGCAACCAAAACTGATGGAACTTTATGGTCTTGGGGTTTCAATCAATATGGACAATTGGGCCAAAATAATACGACATATTATTCATCACCAGTACAAATACCGGGTACTACATGGAGTTCTATAGACTGTGGTTTTCAACATTCATCAGCAACCAAAACCGATGGAACTTTATGGGCATGGGGTTATAATAATAATGGACAATTAGGACAAGGTAATATAACACAGTATTCATCACCAATACAAATACCAGGAACTACATGGAGTTTTATAGTAGTAGGTAGAGATCATGCATTAGCATTTAAAAATGATAATACTTTATGGTCATGGGGATCTAATAGTAATGGAAAATTAGGACAAAATAATAGAACATATTATTCATCACCAATACAAATACCAGGAACTACATGGAATTTTATAAGTGTGGGACAATTTCATTCATCAGCACTCAAAACCGATGGAACATTATGGTCTTGGGGTTATGGTCTTGGTGGACAACTAGGACAAAATAATAGAATAGACCAGTCATCACCAATACAAATACCAGGAACTACATGGAGTTCTGTTAGTAGTCGTGTTGGTAGACATTCACTGGCACTTAAATCATTATTACTCAACTAAAATATCATAAATAACTAAAAAGTATCAAACCAATGAAGATATTCAAGTTCTATAAAGTAGATGGAGAAACTGGAGTTTCTGTAGCAATTAGAAAGGCACCTGCTGGCCCATGTCTACCAAATCTTCCTGGTCTAAATCAAATTTTTGATTTTCAAGGTTTCATCTATGCAGAAGTAGATGATAGTGCTGTTGCAGATCCTGATAACTATATCTTTGAAATCACCGAAGAAGAGTTTGGTGTTGATGTACATGCAAAGACCAATCAGTATCTTGAAGATTATAAGAATGCAGCATATCCAAATGAAAAGGCTCTTCGTGAATTAGTATTTGGCAAGTATGATGCAACTGCTTCTATTGCTGGTGTCTATAAGTACACTGAAGCACTTAAGTTTCTTGCAGATGGAACACCTTCAATAGACATTACTGCAGAAGCTGATGCTCGTGGTGTAAGTGAAACTGAGATCGCAGAAAAAATTGTAGTGAATCATGAGAAGTTTAGATTTGATGATGCAACAATCGCAGGAATTCGTGGTAAAATTCTAGATAGATTGGATGCATATGTATTTGATGAAACTGATGCTCTTGGAAGTTGGAATGAACTTGTAAATAGAATGGAAGTCGTTGGCCATCGTGAACCAAGTCCTGATGGTTCTGCATCACAACAAGAAGATTTAGAAGTTAAAGTTCCTTATTACTATCCAGATATCGCAACTCGTTGGAATTATCTAGGTACTTGATCTTATGATTACTGACGAAACTTCTGGTGTTTGGGGCCTTTGGGATACTTATGCCAAAACAAATAAGGGTGTTTATCCTTATGTTGGAGCACCTGGTTTATTTGCATGGGGTGTTAATAATAATGGCGAACTAGGACAAAATAATAACACATATGCTTCATCACCAGTACAAATACCAGGAACCACATGGAGTTCTATAAGTGTGGGGAGAGAGCATTCATTAGCAATCAAAACTGATGGAACTCTATGGTCATGGGGTCAAAATAGTCTTGGACCAGTAGGACAAAATAATATAACACCATATTCATCACCAGTACAAATACCAGGAACCACATGGAGTTCTATAGATGCAAGTACTCAATCTATTTTTTCATTAGCAATCAAAACTGATGGAACTCTATGGTCATGGGGTCAAAATAGTCTTGGACAACTAGGACAAAATAATATAACACCATATTCATCACCAGTACAAATACCAGGAACCACATGGAGTTCTATAAGTGCTGGTAATAATTATGCTCTGGCAACAAAAACCGATGGAACCTTATGGTCATGGGGTCGTGGTATAGAAGGGCAATTAGGACAAAATACTTCTGGTACAGGAACATATGTTTCATCACCAGTACAAGTACCAGGTACTACATGGAGTTCTATAAGTGCTGGTGTTGAACTTTCATTAGCAACCAAAACTGATGGAACTCTATGGGCATGGGGCAATAATAATTATGGAGAACTAGGACAAAATAATATAACACGATATTCATCACCAGTACAAATACCAGGAACCACCTGGAGTTCTATAAGTGCAAATTTATACAACGCATATGCAACTAAGACTGATGGAACTTTATGGGTATGGGGAAGGAATCAATACGGAGAACTGGGACAAAATAATAACACATCATATTCATCACCAATACAAATACCAGGAACCACATGGAGTTCTATCTCTTCCGGCATACGCTTTCATTCATTAGCAACCAAAACTGATGGAACCTTATGGGCTTGGGGTTATAATATTAGAGGACAACTAGGACAAAATAATCTAACACAATATTCATCACCAGTACAAATACCAGGAATCGGTTGGAGTTCTGTAGATGGAGGTGATTCTTTTTCAATGGCAATCAAAATTCAATAAATTCATGAACCTTTTTGAACTTCTTATTATTCAACCAAATATCATTCCACCACAACACATACAACAACTTCTTCAACTCACAAATCAACCAACATCACATGCATCAGTTGGTTCTGGAGAAGAGAAGATTGAACTGCAAACAAGAAACACTGAGTGGTATCCAATACCATATCCAGTTCTTCAAAATCTTAACAATGCGGTGATGTCCTGTTATCATTCTTTTATTGAGCCAAAGTATCACTCAAAAGTTAAGAACATTGAACCCACACAGTTTCTTTCCTATCCTGTGGGAGGTCACTACATAGAACATAACGATTCAGAAAACTTTGAAAATGGTCAATGGGTAAGAATTGCTGCAAGAGATATATCAATACTTTTTTATCTCAATGAAAATTATACTGGTGGTGAACTTGAATTCACTCAACTTGGTTTGACGATCAAACCAAAAACTGGTATGATGATTGCATTTCCATCCTATAAGGAATTTGCTCATAAGGTACATCCAGTCACTTCTGGAACTCGTTATTCACTCGTCTCATGGTTAGAAACCGAACAAAAGATTTATGACACAATATCAAGATAAAGGATTTCAAGTTGTTCCGCAATTTATTCCACCTTTCTTTGCACAATATCTAAAGAACTATTTTGATCTTCTTCACAAGAACGATCAAGTATGTAATGAGCCTCCAGATGCTCTAGGGCATTTTGATGATGGAAAACTTGCAAATTCTGTTGGAATTTATGGCAATCCAGCATTTGATATGCTAATGCTTATGTCTCTTCCAATGGTAGAAGGTATTGTTGGAAAGAAACTTTTACCAACTTATACTTATGCCAGAATTTATTTCAATGATGCAAATCTTCTTCCTCATCTAGATCGTGAAGAGTGTGAACATTCAGTATCTCTTTGCCTAGGAGGCGAGTATGAGGCACTATGGCCTTTGTGGTTTAAAGATGGAGATAAAGAACCTGAGTATGCTGCAATGAGCGTTGGAGATGCAGTAATTTACAAAGGTAATAAAATTCATCATTGGAGAGATGAGTTTCAGGGACAAAAACAGTTTCAAGTTTTTATGCACTATGTAGAGGCAGATGGTGAATTTAAAGATAAACTATACGACACACGACCTTACCTTGGACTTCCTGCAAACACTAAAAAATGATCAAACAACTTATTATTGAACTCAGTGAAAAAGGAGAACCAAAAGCAGCAAAAGAACTAGCAATTGCATATCTCAAACATGAAAAGGATGTTGAGATATTAAATTTACTTGGTAAACTTCATCATGATGATAAAGAGTTTGATAAGGCACTGGAATGTATGAATGCAATTCCAGAGAGCCCTGGTGTCATCATCAATAAAGCAAAGTGTCTTTATTATTTGAAGAGAGCACCAGAGGCAGAAAAACTTTTATATTCATTGCCAAAAGAATACCGAGAGGATCCACTGACTCAGATTGATATGACCTTGTATAAAACTGCACAAGGAAAATTTGATGAGAGTAAGAAGATTCTTAAACCGCTTGCTAACTCATATCCTCAAGCCGCATTTAATTATGGGTGGTTTCTTCTTGGAGAAAATAAACTTCAAGAAGGATACAAATATATTCGTGAAGGTGCGAAGTTAAAAGTATGGGGTCATGAATGGATACTAAAAGAACGATATGATATTGATGAAGATCAAAGGTGGAATGGAGAGACAGTAGATGTGATTGCATACTATCTTGAAGGTGGTATGGGTGACGAGATGATCTTTGTTCGTTATGCAGAACAATTTCAAAAGTATTGCAACACTGTAAAGATCTTTTGTACTTCATCTATCAAGAAACTTTTAGAAGATTGTGGTTATGAAAACCTTTATCTTCATGAAGAGATTGTAAGAACAAAATGGAATAAGTTTGTTCCTGCAATGTCTGCACCATACTTTCTTGGATTATCTGATCCTTGTGAGAATGTTTCCTTTCCTTACTTTAAGAAGACATCAAATCCAGTAAAAGAAATGAAAGAAATTGCTGGAGATAAAAAGAAGATTTGTATTCGTTGGAAAGGTAATCCTCAGTTTGAACATGATCAATTCCGAAGTGTTCCAATTGAGAAACTTTTAGGATTAGAAAAGTTTGGGCAGTTGTTTTCTATTCAAATTGAAGATAGTGATCTACCAAAGAATGCAAATGTATGGGATCTATCACACTTGATTTCTTCTTGGAGCGATACCTATGATATCTTTGCAGAAAGTGATTTGATTGTAACTTCATGTACTGCAACGGCTCACTTGGCAGGTGCAATGGGTGCTAAAGTGATTGTACTTCCTCCTTTAGTTCCTTACATTACTTGGGCTTCAGATACAATGCATTGGTATCCAGATAATGTTGTGGTTGTTTCTCAAATGGAGTATAATAACTGGGATAAAACGATTGAAAAATTATATGGAGTTGTAGAAGATGCAATATCAAACACATGAGTTATTTCCTACCAGTGTTGTAAGAGTCAATTGTGATGGTCTTTTTACTCAAGAAGATCAACAGTTGATGATGCAAAGTGTAGATCAACTGATTGAAATGGGCATCTATACACAAAATGAATTAACTCCAAAGTATCAAACTCATGTTGTTTTATTTCAGGATGATGCACCAGAGATTTGGCAAAGACTAAGAACTAGTTTTTATGGTGCATGTAAAACTTACTTAGAGGTTGTTAAGGATTTTACAGGCAATCAAAATGCAATTGAATTCACTGGCTCTGGTGCATGGTGCTATAAAGGTTGGAAGTCATTAAATCAAGTAGAATCAAATCCTTGGCATCATCATAATCCATCATTTCTTTCTGGAGTTTATTATTTGAAAGTTCCTGGTGATGGAAGCACTGGTGGTACAGAGTTTCATGATCCTAGAACTGCACCAGCTATTGGAACAAGAAATCAATGTGTTTCACCTATTGAAAACTCATGGGTAATTTTTCCTGGTTGGTTACAACATCGTAGTAATTTTGTGAACACTGAAGAACCAAGATATGTGATCGCTGCAAACATTTATGCAAAGGTAAGATGAAAAGAGCAATTTTAACTTATTATAATAATGAGATTGATAAAAACCTTTTAATGTATCAGCAACAGGTTCTGGAGAAATTCAATACCACTGCTGATTATTATCCATTGTTCTGTAAGCTAGGAACTGAACAAATCATTCATTATCAAGGTCTTGATTATGGAGTGGGTCAGTTGTTTAGTGAAAACTATGATAGTGTTTTGATTTTGGATGTAGATTGTGTTCCATTAAACTCTTATGCACTTGAGTATATCTTTGGAAAAGCAGAGCAAAATGTATTGATTGGAAATGCTCAAAGATCTGGACATATTGAGAACGATGAGCATCTTTATATTGGTTCTTCTTGTTTGTGTTTAAGTCGTCAGATTTATGAGGACTTTGGACGAATGACTTTTGCTCCTGATCATATTAATGCAGATACTTGTGAGTATTATACTTTTGAGGCTGAAAAAAGAGGAGTAGAAATTGAAATCTTCATGCCTAAGAACTATATTAGAGATCCTATTGGGTGTTCATGGGACTTAGGTAAAGGAAGAGGAAAGTATGGTATTGGTACAACTTTTATGAATAATAAGAGTGTGGAGATGTTCTTTCACTTGTTCTCAAGTCGTGATAGAGTGTACAATACTTACTTCTATGATAAATGTGAGGAGGTGCTTCAAATAAATACTAAAAAAGTAGGTTCTTAAGAGAATGTCTATAAGGAAGAATACTTGGGATTTGGATGGAATTTATGATCTAACAAAAGATGGTCAGAATGTTTATGCTGGTACTCCTGCTTTATTTTCTTGGGGATATAATGAATTTGGACAACTAGGACAAAGTAATACCACACAATATTCATCACCAGTTCAAATTCCAGGACTTACATGGAGTTCTATAAGTGGTCGTATTGAACATACATTAGCAATCAAAACTGATGGAACTTTATGGGCATGGGGTCTTAATCAAGCAGGAGAACTGGGACAAAATAATAGAACAAGATATTCATCACCAGTACAAATACCAGGAACCACATGGAGTTCTATAAGTGGTGGAGGAAACCATTCATTAGCTACTAAAACTGATGGAACCTTATGGGCTTGGGGTGGCGATGCAAATAGTGTTAATGCATTAGGACAAAATAATAGAGTAAAATATTCATCACCAGTGCAAATACCAGGAACTAATTGGAATTCTATAAGTGCCAACCTTCAACATTCATTAGCAACTAAAACTGATGGAACCTTGTGGGGATGGGGTGGTAATTATGATGGCGAATTGGGGTTAAACAATATATCATCACTGGGATCTGGTGTATCTTCGCCAACACAAATACCAGGAACTACATGGAGTTCTATAAATGCTGGCAGTAGTAATTCATTAGCAACAAAAACTGATGGAACTTTATGGGGATGGGGAAATAATCAATTTGGAAAACTAGGACAAAATAATAGAACATACTATTCATCACCTGTACAAATACCAGGAACCACATGGAGTTCTATAAGTGGAGAATCTTTTGCAATCAAAACTGATGGAACCTTATGGTCATGGGGGTATAATACTCAAGGACAACTAGGACAAAATAATAGAATACAATATT